CCATTAGTTCCAGTTGCACCATTTGTGCCTGAACTACCTGATGAACCATTAGTCCCATTAGTTCCATTTACTCCTGAACTACCTGATGAACCATTTGTTCCAGTTGCACCATTTGTGCCTGAACTACCTGATGAACCATTAGTCCCATTAGTTCCATTTACTCCTGAACTACCTGATGTACCATTTGTTCCAACACCGCTTGTACCAGATGAACCTGATGTTCCATTAGTTCCAATTCCAGATGTACCAGATGATCCAGAAGTACCATTTGTTCCAATTCCAGATGTTCCGTTTGTGCCTGATGTGCCACTTGAACCATTATTTCCGTTTATTCCTGATGTGCCATTAGTACCTGATGTACCTGATGTTCCATTTGTTCCTGATGAACCTGATGATCCATTAGTTCCAGAACTACCAGATGTTCCGTTTATACCTGAAGTACCATTTGTACCATTGATTCCATCAATACCATTTATTCCAGAAGTTCCTGAAGTACCATCTGAACCAGAAAATCCATCAACACCTGATGTTCCATCAATACCATTTAATCCAGATGGTCCAGAAAATTGATTCCACCATTGCCATTCAGTAGATGGATCATTATTTATGTTTTCTATTTCTTGATAAGATATATAATACACATAACCTGTTCCAGTATTATATCTAACATATTGATTTCTATAATATGATTGTTCTGAAGACCAGTCACCTACATATGTAGGTGATGTTCCATCAAAACCATTTATACCTGATGTACCATCTACACCTGATGTTCCTGAACTACCATCTAATCCATTTGAACCAATAATACCATCAATACCATTTATTCCAGAAGTTCCTGAAGTACCATCTATACCAGATGTACCTGAACTTCCTACAAATACACCATCTTTACCATCAACACCTGATGTTCCTGAACTACCATCTAATCCATTAGATCCAATAATTCCATCTATACCATCAATTCCAGATGTTCCATCTTTACCAGAAGTACCATTTGTTCCAGAAGTACCACCCATAATGAATGTACTTCCTGAAACAATAACTTCGTTATTTGATAGTCCAATAATAAGTTCTGCTGATACAATAAGTGAATTGTCAAATGGATTTTTATTTAATGCATTTATTTTGTATGTTTTTTCATTAAAAATAATTCTCATTTGCTCATTAATAAGTGCATCATATCTACAGTTGAAGTCAATAGTTGAACTATTAAACATTTCCAAATCAGCAACACTTTTGCTACCACCTTTGTATATAATACCAGCACGTACTTGAGCATATAATAACCACTCTTCTGATTGTGAACCATAAGCGTCTGATGTTAATGAACTATATATGAACTTGATACTATAACGGAGTGTTCCTGCTCTCATTTGATATACTTATTTTTTATAGGTAGTTGATGTAAGGTTGTAATAGAAACTCAATTGTATATGGAATAACTACTGGATTCCCAAATGAAACTGGTTCTCTATTAGCATAGAGATTGCCAACCATTAACAAAATTGCTTGTTTAATCACAAGTGGTATTGTAGTGCCACTTATAGAATAGTCATAGTCTGGTGTATTGATAGAACCTTCAGTTGATCCTGAAGTGTCAGTCCAATAATCATTATTGCATCTATTTTTAATGGCATAGAATGCAATGTTTATAAGATTAGTTATGTAGGTATCATCCTCTGTGAAGTATGACTCTAAATTTAAATGTTTCTTTGCCTCTGCAAGTGTTACGATATACATTCATATGCGATTGTTTTTAGTAAGTAAGTAAGGATCGCTCCTTACCTACTTTAGAAAAATATATATAAAAAGACAAACGTCTGATTACACAGCGAAAGAACCTAATGCATAAGAAGCAGTTCTTAAGAATTTAGCATCCCAGTAACCAGTTACGATTAATCTGATTTCTGCTTCAGCACCTTTGGTATAAGGATCAACAAGAATGTCTAATGCACCCCATTGAGCAATAACTAAATCTTTCATGTTTGCGAATAAAAGACCAGTTTCAGTTGTTGCATTTGCGTTAGTCAACATATTAGATGTAACATAAACAGGGTATCCGTTTAAGTCATTCTCCATAATAGGTGTGTAACCATTAGCAAATTTTGCAGTAGTTTTTAATGCTGTTTTAACTTTTGGGTGAGTTATATAACATAAGTTACCAGTTAAAGCATTTGCAGTATCAACTGTACCTTCTAATGCTACAACTTTAGCGAATGTTACTGCTGAAGTTGATACATAAGTTGCACCAGATACGAAAATACCTGCAGGCTGACTTGTTGATGTTACACCTGAACTTAATAAAGTGTTTTCAAGTTTAGTTACGATAGAAGTAACCAAATTGCTTCTCAACATTGATTCAAGACCAACTGCATCTTGATTTAACATCTGTTTAGAGACAGTTAAGATTGTAGTAAGTTTCTTTGGTGAGAATGTTACTTGTGAGAAAGTACCTGCACCGTCAGCAGCAGCAGTTGTTTCGTCTTTCCAAGAACTTGCGGATCCACTGTAAACAGGAATAACCAAGTTGCCTACTAATCCTGAAAGATAAGTTGCACCTGCTTTGGTGAATACTAAGTTTGCTGTAAGTGGAGCAAGGATATTGAAATAATCTTTATCAACTGCGAATCCACCATTAGCATCAGTACCTGCTACGATATCAGCACGTTTTTCAAATTCCATTGGTACTTGAATTGTACCTTCAGATTGGAATCCACTAAGACCCATTGCTCTTTTACCTGCTTCAATCATTTCAACTGTTTCGTCTGAGAATTTGTTACCATTAACGGCTTCTCTTACCGCTTTAATTAAAGAAAAGTTATTTTCCATTTTTTTAATGTTATTTTTTAATTGACCATCATTTCTTACTGACTTGTCAGCATCTTTTATGGATTCAATTTGTTTGTTAAAGTCATTGACTTCATTTTTCATTTTAATGAACTCTGTATTCTCAACATCATTCATCATTCTTTTTTCCAATTTAATGTTTGAAGCAAAATCTTCAAGTTCCTTCATTTTTAAATTGCGTTTATCTACAATTTCAAGTAAGTTCATATCTTAACTACATTGTTTTTTTAGTTGCTCAACACTTACTTCCAAATCGGCTATGTATTGTTCCAACTTTTGTTTGTTAGTTTCATCAATGTATGATTGAATTAAACATTTTGGTATTGTATATGTATTTCCATCATATACTATATCAATTAACTCTGAATCCGCATTTGTATCTTCAGTTGGTTCACATACGTCACCTACCATATCTTCCATTGCATCATCTTCATCTTCAATCTCAACTTTGACTTCAACTTTGATCTCGTCTCTTTCTTCCATCTGCATTTGTTCATTTTTTATTGAATCCAAACTTCTTGCAGCAACTGTTGTATCTAAATAGGCTGGACGATATACAGGACTTACATCATAAATCTTATCAAACTGAGTTATAGTTCTGATAAAACTTTCACCATTTTTAGTCCATGTCTGACCGTTTTCTGATACAGTGAATGCGAAACTTGAATTGCGTAAATCACCTCTTTCAATTGCGTTATATACTTCCTCTCCCAGTGGAGTAATTGGTGCTGAAAAAGTATATTTCAATCCTTTTGTATCAACATTTAATGATAAAGTGCCTTTACCATTGGTTGATCTTGCTAATACATTATTTTCTTCGTGATTGTAGAGTGCTAATACATCACTCACTTCTAATACACCATTCAATGCTGTTGGTGCTATTACTTCAGTAAAGCCACCTAAATCTTGTGATTCTGTATTAAAAAGAAGTGCATAACCCTCTATTTTTCTTGATGCAGGTACTAACCTAAACTCTACACCTTCATTTGAGCGTATTTCTCTCATTATTCATATATTATTTTTTAGAATGGTTCTAATACTTCCAGAGCTGTTAAACCAATACTTCCAGAGCTGTTAAACCACGCACCAAATCAAAAATGGTGGGTTCTGGTGAGCTTTCTACTCAAGATCAATACTTTACCTCAACCAGTAAAAATAACCCACCAGAACCAATCAATTTCAAAGGTGCATTTAAGGATCTTTTGAAAATACTTTATTGTCAATACTGTTATTTTGATTGACTATTAAATTGTTGCTATCCTGTAGATTTGTACTAATGCAATATCTATCACCACCCTCACCTTGTATTTTTGGAAGATTCAAGTTCCTTGCTATTTGATTGGCATTCATAACACCAATACTGAATAATTTTGTGTAATAGTCTGCCTGACTATTCATATCTGCTCTTAATAGGTTTGATAAATCAAACCTGATCTCTGTATTTGCTCTTTTTGATGGAAGTATTAGTTTTCTTACAAATTCATTCTCCATTTTTTCAATTATAGGGAGCAATGTTGTATTTAAGAAGTCTAATTGTGCATGTTCTGAGTTTGCATATGTTGCCTTTGAATTATCAAATAAAAGAACTGGTGAAACACTGAAAAACCTTGCTATATCCAATATATTAAATGTTCTTGTCTCTAATAATTGTGAATCTCTTGGTGATACTCCAAGTGTTTGTACTTTTGCATTTACTAATCCACCTAAAATTGATACACCATTTGGATTTCCTGTATCAGTTGCTGACATATTTTTAAGACTACTAATGATTTGTTTTTTCTGCTCATCAGTATATCCATTGTCACTTGTTAATAAAGCAGCACTATTTGCGCCACCTTTGAACCAATTTCCAGCATGTTTCTCACTTGCATATGAAATATCTAATGTATTCATGGCATATGAGATTGTTGAAATCCCATAAAGTGTGTTTACTTGTGGGAAGTTTCTAATGTGGATCATGTCAGCATTGTTAATCATACCTTGAACACCAGTTACAATGTATTTGATGTCACCTTTTATTGATTGAATTGATACTGTATCTGGATTTAAGAATTCTAATGATGAAATGTTAAAATTATTATCACGATTTATCTTTACATATGCATTTCCTCTTAGTAACATTGAATTTACCATCATCTTGAAAAAATCATATCTACTCATAATTGGATTTGGTTCATAAGCCAAGAATGAATATAAATTATGACCATAGTCTTCAGATTTATATCCATCTGAATCAACTTTGTACACTTTCATCTGTAAACTGGCAATTGCGTCACCAATTAAGTTGACTGCTCTATATACTGCTGATAGTGTTAGTGATTTTGATGCCTGAAATGCTGTATATGATCCATAACTTAGACCACCAAATGCTCCTTCATAACCATCATATATAGATCGTAATTCTTGAACTTGTTTCTCACTTTTTTTAATATCATATCCAAATAGTTTCATTCATATTTAATTATTTTTTATATCACTGATATATTATACCTTGGAGTATTCAACCATCCTCCGAGACACATCAACATTGCTATCACACCATCCATCTTCTTTTCTCTTCTTGATTTATCTGGCTTAACATTTCCGTTTGAATCTGTTCTTAGATATACATTACTCATCATCCATCTTGTAACCTCATTATTCTGTATAACTATCTTATCTTGTAACATCAACCTCTCAAACTCTTGTGTGGGACGATTGAAGTTTGATATTGTCTGTGAGTATGGATCTAATATCATTTGTTGCGATGCTGTTATTGCAAATTGTGTTGCATTC